AATGAATACATCCCATAGTTTATAACGATGGTTTGTTCTTTGTGCAATGATGTTACGCAAACTCTTGTAATTAGTACAGACAATCCTTCTCTGGAGAAACCCTTCAGGGAGGGAATGTTTCAATGTTACAATGTCAGTTTTGTATTCAACCCAGATTTGCATGAATGCATTGATGATAGGTTCTGGAGTACCCACTTCAAAGTCAGCATATCTAGGAGCTCTTTTAGAGAGGGTATGCATCGTAGATTCACTTTGCTTAGTAACCCCTACCCGATAGGTATCAAACTCACTCCAGAAGGCTCTAGACCCCTCTACGTCGATCCATACTTGGATAGATTCTAGGAACTTGTTATGCCCTCCATCTTTATCAGCAAGGGCTTTCGCCCTCTTCTCTCCCTTCTCTCGTTGTCCTTCCCACCACAGGGAACTATCTAACGCACGATCTTTGTAACTGTACGCCATACCCCGAAGGGCTTGGTCATATCCTGCTTCTTCCAATACTTTAACTTCCATATTTATCCTTTAGTAAGATAGTTCACAAGAACCTCCTGAGCAAGCTGGTTCAGCTGCTAGGTTAATGCTACTTCCATCTTCTTCAAACACTTTACCAATGTCAATACTATCCAACCAAGGAAGCATCTCATTGTATTTCTCTTCTGTGATGTCTTCAAACGGCAACTGTGGGTAGGCAGCACTTCCAAAGAAAGGGAGTACAGAGATTCCATTATAGTGTTCTCGATTCTTCCACATCCAGTCTGTGAGTTCCGGCCATTCATGATCTTTTACACTGATGGTACAGGACACATTATGTTGATTAGTCCCTTTGATATGCCCTTGTGCAACCCAACGAACAGATACATCTTTAACTCGTTCTAACAAACTCATCATAGGTTCTGTTCTCACTGTAGCACCAGTAGGTGCCCGTTGTGGGAAACTCAATACCACTTGGTTAGGAACATTAACATCTTGTTCTACTAACTTAGGAGAAGCCTTCATCATATATTTAGCAAGGGCTTCATCTTTACCTGCTCGCATACGGCGGATATAGAATGGAGCGTGCCATGCATGAATCCCTGAAGATGTTCCCAATACTAATGAGGTTGTTCCCGCTGGTTTTACAGCGGTGATACGAGATGCAGGATTAATATGTAGCAACCGAGCTACTCGTTTGTTTTCAGTCTTAGCACAACCAGCAGCATGCTCCATATCTAAACCAGCTACAGTACCAGAAGCAATCCCTGTCATGGATACACCTAGAAGAGCATCCTTCTCACATGCATGTTTCCATTTAGGATTTAGATAGTGGAAGTCTGTATACCCCGCTTGTAGAGTTCCAATGAAAGCAGCAGCTTCAGATGCCTCATCAAAATCATCTTGAGTAACAATTGCTCCAGCATTAATCTCTGTTAGATTACACATCTGGTATGGTCGTAGACCAATCTCACAACCGTTATATTCACATGAGTTCGTAACTCTCATGCCGTTCTCTTATGAACTGCTGCATATCCCTATGCAGACTAGACTATATCATGACACAAAGTGTCCGCACCGCTTCGGAGGACTTCCCCCTACTCCATTACTGGATAGTCGTTGCACGTTCCTATTGATGTATATTATTTATTTATAAGTTTGAAAGGTGCAGATTCTATGAGCAGCTTGATAAGAGATCTTAAATCTTCTACCAAGTTCATAATAAGTTAGTTTAGATTCTGTTCTGAGTTTTCGCATTTCTAGAATGTCTTCTACAGAACATTTACTATTTACTTTCTGCTGTGCTACTGGTATCAACTTATGTAACACAGAGTGGGCAACATTTTGTTGTCCTGTACACCACTCTAAGTTACTTGCTTTATTATTACTCTTGTTTCCATCCTTATGATTTACTTGTGGTAAGTTTAAAGGGTTGGGAAGATGCTCTTTAGCTACTAATCTATGGACTAAGAAAGTCTTTCTGATTTGAGGCTTCAGACTCACATGTAAAGTAATGTGATGGTATCCTTTTTTATCTTTATATGTTGACATTATTTTGTCATTGTATTTAGAAGTTATAGAACCATCTATGGCTATAATATATTTATTCATTGGGTCTCCTTAGTAAGGGATACACCAATAGGCTTCGCTCAGGATTGGCTGTTCTAGCTATTCCCTGAATTCAATGCGTTTTAAATCCGCTAGTTAATTTAACGGATTTGTTCCCCAATCTTTATTGTTAGTCCAGTATACTCCAGGCTCTCCACACCCACTATCTTCTACTCGTTTAAGCAGTAGGCGGAACTCTTCTTCTCCAACTTCACCCCGAGGAAGAACAGCACTGTTATTAGCACGAGCTCGTTCTGGATGGTCAATGTACCACTCACCACTCTTACTGGTAAGAAGAGCTTCATCATCCCTATCAAACAAGCTAATCATTGCTGCTCGTCGGATTCCTCCTGCAAGCACAGCGTCAGCAATGACACAGGCCATGTCATGTACTTCAATTGGTTCCAGTCGTCTTCCGACAGCTTCGCGTAGTATACTTGTGAGTTTGTTAAGACATACTTTAAGTGGTTCAGGGCCTGGAGCTTGTCCTCCTGTGGTAATGAGGTCAGCTCCTTTCTCCCTAATGTCTCGGAAGTCAAATACGGGTAGCGTTCCAGCACTGAAGAAAGCTTTGCAAACTACTTTGACTGCATCTGACCATCCCACGATAGAGTCTTGAATTTGGTATTTGTATTCACCATCACTCTCCGGTGTCTTAATCTTTGGAAGTTTATCTGTATGTCGTCGTTGTACTGAGTACCCCATTCCAGTTCCTCCTAACAGAAGGAACATAAGTTCACTGAAGAACTTAGTGTTCTCTGCTGGAGCATATGCACAGTTGAAGATGCGATTCTCAGCCATCAGGATAGGCCGTCCTCCAAACTGTAGAGAACGCATTGAGGGCAACACCTTCTTTGTATGTACAAACTTATTATACACCTCATCAATCTCTGCTACCATGTGAGGATATTTCTCTTTATGCATATTACTGTTACGAGTTACAATCTCAGTCCAGTTCTCTCGTCTGTTTGCCACATTGTTAAATCGTGCATATTTATTAAAAACCGTAATATCTGATAACACTTGTTTGTCAGGCATTCTTCTTCCTTTGTAATGTAGCTTCTGCTCGTTCTTCTTTAGTCTTTACTGCGTGACATGTCTTGCATAAAACCTGTAAATTCTCCACACCACAGAATAGTTTATCTATGAACTCATCCCAAGTAGTAAACCCTACCTTAGGGTCTACAATGGGGGAGATGTGATCTACTTGTACATTAGCTGATGTAACCTCTCCGTTACACTCAGCACATTTATGATGCATTGCAAGTTTGCCAGTTGCTTCGTTAACCTTACGTCCAACTTGACTATTCTTCAACACTACATACTTGTTAGGAAATCGTCTAAACCCTCCTCGTATAGTAGAGGTAACGAATGATTTCATCCTTCCAGCAGTCCACCCTTCTACACTAGCCGTCATTCCCACTTCCGAGCTTCTAACATCGCATCTGCCATTTCATAGGATTTCATACTTGCTTCCAAGTACGTCATACTTTTTGAAGTTTCATCTAGAAAATGGAGAGCTAATTTGTCCCGTTCTTGAACAGCCATCTCATCCACCCTCTCTTCTAACTCTGTAACTCGTTGTTGTAAATCATTGATATTTACCAACGATTGGTACTCTAGACTTGATCTAGGAGGTTCTCCTTGATATAAAAAGTTACCCTGTCCAGTATGTCTCCATGTGTTAACTGGATCCCCCCCAAAACTAGTACTTCTAGAAGAATTTCCTGCTTGGGTTCCTATGGATGTACCTGATAGTGCCCCGGAGGTATCACTAGCCCTCGCCCAAGACTCTGGACGTATAGAAGAGATTTCTACTGAACTTCTTCCTGATGTAGTTGAAGGCATATATTTAATCTCCTTGTTTAATAGAGTTACGTTTCTTACGCTCTGCAATCATACTCTCTGCAATGTCGTATGCAACTCCTGCAATGGTGTCTGCTGACAACTTCACAGTGTGGGGATTAGATAAGATTGACAATGCACTGGTTGCAAAGAAATCTTTCAAGTTTGCAATGGCAGTTGCTTCCAGAAAAGCTACACGTTGTTCTAAGTCTGTCATGGTAAAATAATTCCTTGGTCAGGTGTAATTATTAGTGATGTTTCTTCTTTAGCCTTTTCTACTTCTGTTAGGATGGCTACACCACAGCATACAGCAATGGCTAAATCTCCTTCAGCTAACACTCCAACCTCTGTTCCTCGTATCCCATAGAATACGTGTACAGGGTTTAAAACCACTTCTGCCCCACAGGTAGGGCACAATCTCTTATTAGTCATCTGTCATTCCTTCTAAGTAATCCATCTTCTCTTCCACTAGATCAGCAAACCGTTCCAATATCATCTCAGCATCAATTGCTAGAAGTTCTAGAAGAGTTACTTCATCCTCTCGTTTAAGCTTATCAATTAGTTCACTGAGAATCAGCGGCATTTTCTAACTCCTGTATTAAAGCTTCTAAATAAAATCGAGCTTTCTTTAAGTCTTGTACCGGATTTCCTTTGTGCTTATATCGAGCTAAGTATTTCCCTACTTGCCAACCTAACGGATCGTCTTTAAACCAGTCTAACAACACAGGAAGAACCTCATACTTACCAAATGTATAATGTGAAGGGTGGTTTACTAAATCAGGTTGAGGTTGGTCATATTGACTCTGTGTAAACTCTTGTGTCAAGGTGTCGTGGTAATGGTTTTTAATATCTCCCATGCTTCCTCCTTATCTAGTAATTTAATTCCCTGCTCTTGTGTCTGGAAGGAATGTAAAACATCACACATCAATCCAGTAAGACCATACCTCCCTTTGTTACACTCATAAGTACTTCCTGAGTACCCTTTAAGGATGTAATATCCATCTTCATCTACAACAGACTTGATTCCACTATTGATACGCCAACTATCAGAGTTTATATAACTACCTGCCCACCCACCAAACGCCTTATAGATAGGAGGTTTATCTTTAGGGGTTATTTCTAATATTGCCCATTTGTCCGGAATGTAACTCATTTGTATTTTTTCCCTAAGAAATCTAACGATATAAACATCTCATCGAAGCTTCCGTCAACTACCTCATTAAGGATGACCACACCCCTCCAATGCTTATTACCTTGGTGTCCCATGTACTCTTCATCATGAGAGTAGAAACTCCCAGCAATAATTGAAGTTATTGTTGAGCCATCTGCTTTTGAGCCATACGCAACCTGTCTACCTTGCTGATGCCCGACGATGCAAGACTGGTGCTTCTTGGAAATAATAGCAGAAGCAGTAGTAATAGGACGACCCATAACCCCACTGACAAGGTAATGACAAAACACCACACCTTCAATAGAAACAGGCTCAAGGAATGGAACCACCTCCCAACCAAATCCTTCATAGCACAAGTCTCCAATCTTAAGTAATCCTTCCAGTTTAGCATCTTCTTCTACCGCTCTGGTGATGCGATTCTCATGGTTTCCTAATGTCAAGATCAACCTAGGATTCCACTGCTTCTCTTTGTTCCTCCGTAGCCTACTCTGTTCTATTCTAATTGGCTCTAGGAACCTCTGCATAGCATCTTTAGAAGCTTGAATGTCTGCTACGTACCGTCTACCTTCAAAACTCTTCTTACCTACATCGTATGAGGACAGAGAGGGCATATCAGCAAAGTCACCAATACAAACGATGTAATCTGGCTTCTTATCTACTGCATATTTACCCGCCCATTCTAGATGGTCAGTGTTACATCCAGGCCTAACTTGACAATCTGGCAACACCATAATTTTACTCATGTTTGAAGTCTCCGCATTGCTTCATAGAGAACCTTGTCTGGGTAACTTGAGCTAAGACTAGAACCAACTCCATGTACAACACTAGTTTCAGGAAGAACACTTCTAGCCTCTCTTTCTAATGCATCATATTCAAAGTCTGATATTAGAGGTTCACTCTGAACATAATATAGATAACGATTTACCAACACTTCAAATTCATAATCCATCAATGGGTTGTCTCACGTAGAAATACTTCTTGTTCTGTCTCCCGTTCGTTGATAGCGATGATGCCCTCTTGCAACAATCGTTCAACAGCAAAGTTTACTAGGTAAGAACATTCTAGATTGGAAGCTTCTACATCAAAGGTAACACCAGAGTCAGTACGTTGTACATTCTTAAATTTCATTTAGTAGTCCTCTGTAAGAAGTGAATATTCTTCAACAATTAGGTTAGCATCCTTGCGAGTTTCAACAACACAATATTTGGTCATGCAATCAACTGAAGTCCAAGTGTCTCCAGTTTTAGTTAGACCCTCCCAAGCCCCGTACTTATTATACTTCTGTGGAATGTACCCCAGTGTAATCTTAACTACTCGATATTTTGGTTTGTTACGTTTTAGAAACTCAAACATTTACATACCTCTATGAAATAAATTTAAATCCATTCCTGCCTTCTTTCCATCTTTATGCCAAGTACCTGAAGGTTTATACCATTCACAAACTTGCCAACCAATCAAGTCATTATGGTAGTAACATCCATAAAACTTCCTACCACTCTCAGCAAACACTACTCCTCGTTTTCCATTTCTGGTATAAGTGTCTTTCCAAGACGGTGATAGGAGAAGCTCCCCAATGGGTAGGGCTGGGTTAACATCCAAAGACACGCTCCATTTTTAAAGAATTCAATATCATCTCCATATGCGTTTTGAACTGTGTTGAACCAAGCTTGCTCGTAGTCAGCTAAGATAGGTTCATCAAAGCAACTGTACAGGTCTATAGCTGTCTCTTCAGCAGCTTTAAGTAACCTTTCAGCTTTAACCTCTCCAATCCCTTCTACCCCCTTTATGTTGTCAGCCTTATCACCTATCAAGCATTGCTTGTAGAAGAAACGTAGACCATCATAAGGAGAAACTCTTGTAAACTCTTTCTTAACAAAGTTATAATGTAGTCCTGGAACTTGTAACAAGTCTTTGTCTATTGAAACTAGTACACAGTCTACATTATTACGATTATTATCAGTAAGAGCAATACCAAGAGCATCGTCAGCCTCTATTGTATAAGAGATGGAAGCACCATGTTCTTCTACTAGAAACTCACGCATTGCTTGATAATGTAACGGCCTTGGGGCTTTTC